CTTCACAAGTGGGACAAGTGAACGCCTCAGTGCGATACAGAAGATCACTGTTAGCATTGATTATTTCCTTTAGTTCGCTTAACTTCTTGCAGTTATCAAATAGATTAGGCCAATCATCTTTTGAGTGAGGCTTGCGACTAAAGATTACCTGAGACATCTGCTCTGGACTGTTTAAGTTAACAGGTGTGTCACCCATAACCTCACGTACCTGCATCTGTAAGCGTGATTGTATAGCACCACGCTCTTCTTCGTATTCCTTACGCACTGCATCAAGAGCCTTACGATCTACCTTCATACCTGTCTGCTTCATACGGGTGAGCAGCTTACATACATTGAATGTAATATCTCTCACTTTGATAAGGCTTGCAGACTCAGGAGCAGCAAAGTCTGCAACCTGTGCGTGAAATAGTTCAGCAGTGGTGTTGCAATCAGCCTCAAGATAAAAAGTCAGTTCTGATAATGGTATCTCATCTGTATTGTACCCGTCCTTGAAGTACTTCTTTAGGGTGTCATCCTTTTGGAACTGAAGGTTTCTACGGATAGCTGTATTACCTAAAGACATAGATATCTTTTTAGCTACACCGTTGGGTGTGATCTCTAGGTTGTTCCCTCTTAATAATATACTTTCAGCTAACATGGTATCCCATATAGGCCCATCATATTTGAAGCCGCACTCCCACAGCCAAGCTAAGTCATGCTGTGCGTTGTGCATGATGAGCAAGGTAGTGTGATCTAATATCTTCTGTATACGTCTAGCTTCAATTCCTGACTGATCAACATATTCCTTGTGCTGAAGATCAAACGTTTGTGTCTCATCTCCATCATCCACATCACGTACACCCACATTAACTAAGAAGTTGTCAGGCTCCCAAGGGTCTAGGAATAACTTGTTGTTCCTCTTCTGTGTTGTATTCTCAACATCTAATACAAACCGCATTGTATTCCTTTCATTAGGCTAGGTACTGTGACCTGCCCCCATCTAACTCACAATGGACAACCCCATGCCATCCACCTTTTAATTTATTCTTAGCTACGTTAATGTGACGTTGATTATCTTCGTCATCACCCTCAGTAACTTGGTTCTTAGCAATCAACAACATCAGGTCTGCCTCTGCTGCCTTGCCTGTCTTACTCCCCTCTAACATGGATTGATCTAAGTAAACTTTATCTTGTGCATCAGCCGACAACTGGCTCATCCATATAATAGCACAGTCATACTTCTTAGCTATGTTCCTAGCGTGGATAGCAGCCGCCTTGAGGTACACATCTGACTTGTCACTGCTCTTTACAGCAAACTTATCACCCATGTCAAGTACAACTATGTCTGGCTTGCTATGCTTAATGATGTTCTCTACCCAACCTAAGTCTTTACCTGTGCTGTCAAACATGCTGATCTTTTCACGTACATTCTTATATCTTGCTGCAGCTAACGCATAGTTAGACTTGATCTCATCTGTATCCATACTAGCAGCAGCACACAGGTAGCGTTCAGCTACACGTACATACTCTTCCTCGTTACACAACACCATACACTTAGCGCCCTGCTCTGCAAAGCCTTTAGGTGAAGCAATAGTAGACGCATGGAAGCTTGTCTTACCTGTGTTAGGTCTAGCACCCACAATGATAAAGTGTCCACTACTAATTCCTTCTATGCGCCCTGCTAGGCTAGGTATGTTCCACTTCCATTGTGACTGTTTAGTACCAGCCTCTAAGATGGTATCTATATCAATGTCAGCCCACTCAACATTCATGTTAGGCATGAAGTTATCTTCATGTGCCTCTAGCACTTGGCGTAGTGGCTCAAGGGATGTAAGCTTACCGTTAACGTAGTCAAACCCTAAGTTAGCTACTTGCTCCCCTACGTGCTGCCTAAACATCCTAGACAGTACATCAGAGGCTACGTCCCTAGACATAGGAACCTCTTTGCGTAGCTTGGCAAACAGACCCTCATACAAAACCTTGTTAGCTGTAGTCATGGTACTGTACTCAGAGAAGAACAAAGCTTCTAACTCAGAGGTAGATATAGTGCGGTCATACTTTTCCATAGCGTTGTCCAACACACGCTTGATCTTGCGTACATCTTTAGTGAACAACTTGTCAGGGCATTTGATACCCTTGTGATCTTCATAGAACTCCTGATCGTGTAGGGTTCTTATGAGCGATAGCTCCATCATTATAGTTCATCCTTGTCTTCTGACTCTAATCCTTTACGTATTAACGATACAAAGCCTACGTTAAATATAGCTGCGAATGTCTCAGGATCACACTCTACTTGTAGGGTAGCACTACCATCCTCATGCTCTTCTACTTCTGTAATTTTAATTTCTTTGTTGACGTATTCACTCATCTTTTACCTCCTTAATGCCTCCACTGATACTGGAAATAAGTTAATCATTTCACTAAGTATATATTCTGCAACTAACCTAGTCTCGTACTGAGTATCCAGCTTACATCTTAGATTGCACATATCCATGAAGGCGTCAAGACTACCTGACCAATACCATTCAGTCATGGTGCTTTGTGGCAACACCATACGTGCTTGCTCTGGACAGATACCACCAGATAATAAGTCTTGGTAAGCAGCTAGGCAATAACCTTGAACCTTTAAAGCACCGACAGGTACAGACTCTACAGCACCCGCACTACCCTGCTTCTTATCATCAGACCTACCACGCCATACATCAGGCTCATAGAACTCAGGTTCATCATCTACATACCTACGGCTAATCTCGTTCCAACGTAGGAACTTATGCTTGACCAGTTGTCTAGCTACAAACATAGGAGCCTTGACATGGAAGGACGCAAAGGCATGACCAAAGGGTGACATATGCTTATGCTTGGCTAGGTACTTGATTAGCTTGGTGTCACGTTCAGACAGTTGCCGTGCAATGTGAGGTTCACCACAGTCACACCCAATCTCCATACATGATGAGTCAGTCACACAGTCACACTCAAATTCCCACTCACCCTTCTTACCAAAGGATACACGTGCTGCATTGACCACACTCAGGTCACTACCCATGTGGTCTATGTAAGTTACTTTAATCATATACTTCTCTCCTTATGATGTAGGGGTCATAAACATTACTTATGATCTGAGGGTCATCATCAAGTGGTTTCTTTACGCTATGGCGTATATTTTGAATATTTACGCTACAAAGTAAATAGTTATTCATCCTACTCTCCCAACATACTTAGCTATGTGATTTACAAATGGCAACAGACTTAGTGCCATCAAAAGATTAACGCCAGTGTGTATCATGGCTATGCGTAACGTGTCACCCCTTGGCATACCGTCAGACACTAACAGTCCAGCTAACCAGATCGTACCTGTTGTACCTATGTTAGCTCCTAGTACAGCAGCCACAGCCGCAGGTAGGGGTAGTACACCTGATGCAACCAAGGCAATGATAGCCGTAGTACTAAGGCTACTACTCTGCCATGCCAGTGTCATAACGATTGACCCAAAGAACATATAGATAGGGTTGCCTAAGAACCACTGTAGGTGATCTATGTTACCCATACTTTTCATACCACCACTAAACATCTTGAGGCCAATGTAGAATACTACAAGACCAATGGCTGTATATACATAGTTGTTCATGGGGCCGTACCTTTACAGTCTAAGTACCTATCCGCCCATAAGGCTAACTCAGTTTTTAACTTTATGCTACGCTCTTGTATAGTGTAGGCTTGTTGCTTCCAATACTCTACTTCTTTCTTCAACTCACCAATCTCTTTTAGTAGTTCCTCTCTAGCTTTCATCTGTTGTATCCTTTAACACTTGTATTGCTTGTTCATGGGTTAACTTAAACCACTCACCGTTTACACCTTTATCCCAAGGCTGTGATGACTTAGTTGATGCAAGAGAGTGAGCATTACGCTCTGCTGTACTACGATCTTTAAAGTATACAGAGTGTATCAACGTGTAGTCTCTCATAGGTGAGCTTGTTTGATAGCCACTAAGCCTATCGTCTGCATCTATAGCCTTGCCTATCTTTACCCAATCAGGCCACGCAGGATTACTAATTGCATACACGTACCCTTCTTTAATAGTGTTGTAATTTTCTAAGCTACTAAATGCTAACTCACCGAATGATTCATACCTTCCCGGTTTGTGTAATGGGTGTGATCTCTTTATATATTTACCATTAACAAACATGCGATCAGGATTGTTTCTCCTATTGCTTGGAGTCTGTAGTTTTAAATGACAAGGTATGCAGCAGTAATGTTTATTCTCTTTCATAGTCGCATACCAGTTGTCATTGGTTAGTTCTACACTACAATTATTGCATATCATTTGCCTTACCTTTCCATATTTTAAGTTGGGCTTCTAACTGCATGTAATCTTTCTCCAATTCAATACGTTTTTTCTCAGACTTTTCAGCTTGGGAATGCCAGTAGTTTGCATCACGTTGTAGCATATCAATCTGATTACGTAACTGATAGTTTTCTTTTTGTATACGCTTTAGTCTACTCACACTTACCTCATACTCTACTCTTAACTTATCATACAAATCACGCTGTATCATTACAAGAACTCCGCTAACGTTTTGAGCTTCTGAATATCCGATCCTACCCGATACTTGATGTCATCGTCAAGCCTTAATGCAATAGTGGCTACACCTGTCCATGCCTCTATCTCTTGTCTAAAACTCAAGGTCTTGTGTGCAGCGTCAGGGTCTAACGCTACGATAACCTGAGAATAGTTACCTAACTGTTCCATATGTGCAACACTCAAAGATGTACCAAGGATAGCCATACCTGTGAAACCAAGCTTCGCTACAGTGATAGCACTGATAACATCCTCAACTACCACCACGGTATTACCTGTACCTGCAATAAAGTAATCAGCCTTGCCAGTGTAGCGCAACCACTTAGGCTCTGCACCAGCTAAAGCTCTACCTACAGCATCAATTAGAACGTTGTTTATAAAGATAGGAAACACTGCACGTTTATCCTTGAGGTCATACATTAAACCCTGATCCCATAAGTCCCACTTGTCTCTGAATGCATCAAGCCCACTGTTACTACGCACAACGTACTCAGGTAATTCCATAATCTCTACCTTTGGTTTAGGTTTATCTTGTTCTACCTCCTGCATCCTAGCTTGTATGTCAGCAGCAGTCATACCTACAGTGTGAACACCACTGATCTTACAGCCTAGCTTGTAGCAGTTATACAGGACAGCACCACCTGTCTTACTTGCAGTAAATGTATTCTTACCACCACAATCAGGGCAGTAACCTCTAACAGTCTCGCCTTCTCCTAAGTCTAAGTCATCTATAAATTTATCCATGTTCATTATATCAAGTCCTCTTCTCTGTTAGACAATGCCTCAGTAGCACCTGCCAATGTATTGACCAAGTAAGGCTTAACGCTTTGAGGGTTAGCGTGACCACTCACTTGCATGATCCCTACCACATCAACACCACGCTCTACCATCTGCGTAATGGCAGTACGCCTCAAGTCCATAGCTGTCAATTCTTTAGGTAGTCCAGCCTGAGTTTTAACTTGGTTAACTAGCACGTGTATCTCATCGTCATCGTAGGGTGTGTACGCCCCTGCTCTAGGCTCTACTCTAGGTGCTACGTAATCTTGAAAACCAAAGTCGTTCTGTTGTTGGCGTAGCATGTCAATCAAGCCGCCTTGTATAGGCAAGAATACATCTTCACCACGTTTGCTTTGCTCTAGTTCTAACGTGTTGTTAACAAGGTCAAGGCTAGTCCACTTAAGCATACGCATATCTCCTATACGCTGCGCCCAGTTGAATGCCATGTGCACAATCAAGCCAATGC